ATGGCATCGTCGTGATCGCGCGCAGCACCACGACAGCGGTTGCAATCATGCACCCGATGAACGCCTGACCGGCGGGCGGGAGCGGTAAGTGAAAAATGAAACCTTGCAGCACGGACAGCACCGCCAGTGCAATCGAGAACTGGATGGTGCGGGAGCGGAGAAGAGATGCGATTTTAGGCATGGGTTAGGAACCTTTTTTTGTCAAAAAAATCAATCGAAAATCAACGCCTCGCGCTCATTAATCAAGTGTCAACAACGATCGTCTTGACCGTGCCGTCGCCGAATTTGACCTTGAGATCTCCGTCTGCCGTGTCAACGTATATCTGCGCCATGCCCGCCACCGTCCCCGGCGCAGTCATGCCGTCGGCCAAGTTGATCGCACCCATCCCTTCAAAAGTGCCGACAAGGTTTCCGCTTGTTGTGTTGCCTCGGAACACGTTGTTGCTGCCGATGTAAAAGTTGCTCATCACGGCGCCGGTGGCGTAGATGCCAGCGTCGTTGTCGTGGATCAAATTTTCGTCGACCCAAACTTCATCAACCGTGCCTGCGGTAGCCACTAGTCGGATGCCGCTCCCGTTGGAATATGTGCGGCAGCCTACAATGCTGGCCGAGTAGTTACCTGCCCGCGTGACCTCCCAGTAGATTCCATTGGCGGTTGCCTTGGCGTTGCCGTTAATCACGCAATCACGAATATCAAGCGTGCTGACGCAGCTAGTGCAAATGTTGTAGCCGTTGTTGTTGCGGGCTTGAACACCGACAAGAAGCATATCGCTTATGCTGGACGTGGCGTCGCAGCCAATGACAACGCCTCCGCGCAAACTTGAAGCAGAGACGCCATTGCCTTGATATTGCCCGCCCAGAACGCTAAGGCGTGCCGCGTTGAACGACGACTGCGGGTAGAAGTGCAGCCCAGCGCCGTAGCAGCCCTCGGCCCGACAGTTGGCGATCTCGATGTCCGTGCAGTTGCCAATGTAGAAACCGTGATGCAGGCTTGAGGAGCCGATGCCCGTGCTGTAGCAGTCGCGCACTACGGCTCGCGTAGCCTTGTTCAAGTGTACGCCCTGCTGGGTGTTGTCGTCGCTGAACACGTCCTGTATCAGCACGTCGTCGCAGTTAATCGAAAGACCGACCGTCACGGTGCTGGCGAGCCGGTAGCCCTGTACGTGGCGCACGCGCACGCGTGAACAATTGTTGAAGACGATGCCGTCCACCGACGTGTTGTCTGGCCCCTCGATGCGCAGGCTCTCTATCGTCACGTTGTTGCCGGTGGCAGAGAATACGTCTGCCGTGCCGCTGGTCTTAAGCAGAATGGTGTTTGGGCCATCGCCTCGAACTGTGGTGCCTGCGGGAACAGTAAGCGCGGAATCCGTACCCATCAGATAGATTCCTGCGGGAACGTAAACAGACGCAGCGCCGCTATTCAGCGCCGCTTGCACCGCCGCCGTATCGTCAGCAACCCCGTCTCCAACAGCCCCAAAATCCTTAACCGACACCACGTCCCGCAGCTTTGACTGCACCGTGCGCGTGACAGCGCCCGTGCCTGCCTGCAAAAAACTAACCTCGTCCGAGTTATCGGGCATATCGAGGTTGTTCTGCATGTACGTTTCAAGCTGGTCAACCGACACCCGCCGCGTGTCGCCGTTCGACTCGTCGAAGATCGGCAGATTATCGCCTGGGAGAACCTCGCCGATGGGGGAGAGATTGATGATCTGCGGCATCAGTTGAACTCCAGAATGCCCTCGGGGCCTGTCTCGACAGGATCAACCGGGGTTGGCATGAAAGGATCGTCCGCGTCGCGCCAGTATTTGTTACCTGCGCCGGACGGGAGCGTATCGGGGAATTGCAGCTCAATCGGCGCGGTGGCGCGCTGTAGAACGGTATCATAGGAGGCTTTGGCGACCAGCCGCGTGTCTGGCATGATCTGCTTGCCATACGACGGCGCCAAACGCACGGCGAGGTTAAGAATAACCGCCTCGTTTGCGCTGTCGGGGACGTTGGTTTCTTCTGCTAGGCTGCCCTGCTCGGGAGAAGCAGGTATAGGGTAGGAGAGGCGGATGCCCTTGCCGTTCCAGTCCGCCATCATGGCGTCAAGGCGACGCCGTGCGTACTCAAGTTGTTCTGGCTGGATGTCGAAAACGTAGGACGCGAGCCCTATCTCGGTGAGCGCCGCCTCAACGAATTGCCTCTTTGTGTACGCCATGCATCACCTCGTTGATTCGCGCTAATAATACCTTGTCTGCCGTTCGGGCATTGTAGCGAATCCCGAGCTTGCGCGCTTGTTGTTCAATCTCCCCACGCGACGGCGGTGCGTCGTCACCAGGTAGAGCATACGTGCGCCGCCTGCGTAGCGCAATCGAGCGCATACGCCCGCGCAGGCGCGGATAGGCGGCGTCGCCCGCGGCTTCGCACGCCTCCGCAATCGACTCAAACCATTTACCCGATGCCAGCGCCTCTGCCAGCTCCTCTTCGCTCTCGACTGACTTGCAGCCCCACGTGGGATGGCCGTTTGTCTTTTGATACGGGCCGGGCGAGCAGTAGACTTGGATCGGATACATCACTTCCCCTTTTTCTTCTTTGCGGTGCGCGCCGTCTCTAGCGCAATCGCAATGGCCTGCTTCTGCGGGCGTCCTGACTTCATCTCTTTCGAGATGTTTTCAGAGATCGTTTTCTTCGAGTAGCCCTTCTTCAACGGCATAAGTCACTCCCAAAGAGAAAGGGCGGCATTGCGCCGCCCCTCTCTATTCAGTCATTACTGACCGAAGATCAGCACGCCACACATCTCGGGCGCTGTGCAGACGACCCCGTACAACGTATCCAGACGATATTTGATCGTCATGGTGTCGATGTCGTAGAACTTCTGCATCACGAGCTCAATGCCCTGATCGGTGCTTGCACGCATGACCGCCGCGCCGCTGTCGGTCGGAACTGCATATCGGCCCGGGAGCAGCTCGATAGAGTTCTTGAACCAGAACGGGTTGACGTTGCAGGCGTTGTCGTTCAGGAAGTTGATCGACGCGGTAGCAGAAGTGCTGGCCACGTTGACGTTCTGGTACTGAAGCTCTGCATCGGTCGGAGACGAGTTCGCGCCAATGATCGGCGGGGAAATCGTCATCGTCGTGCCGCTATCAATCGAGATCACGCGGAAGGTCTTGAGCTGACCCGTCGACTGCTTGGTGATATGGTGAACGGCTTCAATCCCAGCGATTGTGAAGCAATCGCCGACGTTGATGCCGTCCGTTGCCGTGCCGGAGGCAGCAGCAATGGTCACCTGCTGGTAGCGGTTGTCCACGTTCAGAACGCCAGCAGTCGAGCTAGTGGTTGCTCGCGGAACGAAACGCACCTGCGCGCCGTTGGTGGCGATGGTCTTTGCAATCGCAGAAGCCGCTGGCAAGCGGTTCGCATAGTCCATCTTGTAGGTTTCGAAACCTGCAACCATGCCGACGTAGGAACGCTCATACGCGCGGTCAGACTTGGAGTTACCGAACGAACGGGTTGCCGTCGCGAGGTTACCAGCCAGGCCGTTGTAGTCACGGGTCGAGAGCGCTAGGTAGCGGTCGTAATCCGGCACGCCCTGCTCGTTCATGATCGCGTCGCAGAGCGCCACGTCGTCGTAGTCACCCGCAGCGCCAGCGATTGCTACAGCGAGCGTGCCCTGGTTCGAGGCGACGTTCAGAACGGAGCGGTTGATGTCGGACGCCAGCTTCTGCTTGGCAGCATCGCCGAGACGACCTTCTTGCAGCGCGTCGCGCAGTTCCTTTGCGTTCAGCTTCCAAGCCGAGGTCTTGGAGAAGCCGAGGGTTGACGGAACGGAAAGCTGCGTCATGTCGTCGTAGTTGGACGAGATGGACGAGCCAACAGTGCTGTCGAAGCTCTGCGCAATGTACGGCATCGGACGCCAGATGGTGTCGCGTGCGCGCTCCATCGTTGCGCCATCGGTGGCGTAGACGCTGACGTTACGGCTCAAAACGAGCGCATCTTGGAAGCCTTCGAGAATGTTCTCGAACGCCACAATTTCCTCTTTCGAAAAGGCGTTAGCCATTTTTCAAACTCCTACTATTTTTGCCGCGACCGCTTATAGGCCATGACCTTTGACATGTCGCCGGTCTTGAGTGCCTCGTTACGCAGTCGTTCGAGTGTTGAATCTACAGAACTTGCACGCCCGGTGCCTTTAACAACGGGCTCTGGCGCAGGCGGTGGCTTGCGAGTCGTCACCTTCAGTTCCTTCTCTAGCTTCGCA